CAGGGACTAGCTATTCTATTACTATCGGGGCAGCCGGGACGGCAGGTACTGGCAGCACGAACGGCGGAAATGGTGGGGCAACTTCTTTTGGGTCTGTCGTATCAGCTCCCGGAGGCGGGGGTGGGGCAAATACCGATACTATCGTAACAGGCACATATTACCTTGCTGGACCTGGAGTTTATGGTAATCCAACCTGGATGACCGTGTTTTTCAATTCAGGTTGGTCTGGTCCCATGACAATTGCGGCAGGATGCGGAGGTATTTGTGGTCATGCTTCAACGGCACAAGTTGGCCAGGCGGGTGGAGCGATGATAGGAGCCGGGGGAACAGGCGGTACGACTGCCAATACACTACCGGGCGGCGGTGGTGGTGGTGGATCTTATGGAGCCGGTGGGAATGCTGGGAATGGTGCAACCGGTGGTAACGTTGGAACTGCGGCTGCTGCGAACACAGGTGGAGGAGGTGGGGGAGCTGGTGCGGGTGCATCAAAAAATGGCGGAGAAGGTGGAACCGGTATTTGTATTATTACGTGGTTGGAGTGAGATTATGAGACAATTTGCTGAAATCATCGGCGGACGTGTAATTAGGATTAGTGAGTGTGAAGACACCCATAATCTAGAAGCGGCACTTCCAATTCAATTCATTGTCTTGGATCAAGGCCAAGAGGTAAATATTGGAGATCTCTTCTCGAAAGGGATCTTTACTACACCTCCTCAACTTCCACAGCCTACCGTGTCAGTGCAAGAGTTATGGCAAGCTGCATCAGATTATGAATGTTCCTTTATCCAAGGGAGTGTTATTGGGGATCTCATGCTGGGGGTCGCGCTTCAGAAGCAAAAATGCCTAGCAGTATATGCCTGGAAGTCGTCAATCTGGTCGCTTTATTACCAGCGTAAGGCCGAGATTGAGGGTGGAGGGAATCCATCCACCGATTTTGCGGGATGCGGTGATATCCCATTTACCGTGCAGGAAATTGTTGATGAGGTTAAACCGGCATAAGTTGTAGCGTGTAAATATTGCCGATGCTATACTGAATATGTGTGCAGCGCGTGGGGGTGCCAGAATGAGATGGTTCGGCGCGATTGAAAAGGTTGAGGAACACGAGGATGGGACCGTAACTGTTACGGGAATAGCCTCTTCCGAGGCGATTGATTCCGATGGCGAGATCATTACAGCAGACGCTATGCGGGATGCAATCCCAGATTATATGAAATTCGGTGCGGTGCGTGAAATGCATCAACCCATCGCAGCTGGGACGGCATTGTCGTGTGAGGTTGGAGATGATGGCAAGACTCGGTTAGAAGCATTGGTAGTGGACCCCGGCAGCGTCAAGAAGGTCTTGTCTGGCGTACTGAAGGGGTTCTCGATTGGCGGTAAAGTCATTGACCGCGGGAAAGAAAACGCGAAAATCATAACCAGGGTAAGGCTGACAGAGATCAGTCTGGTTGATCGCCCCGCAAACCCAGAGGCCATTTTTAGCCTCGCGAAGATGGAGGATGCCATGGCTGAGGATATGGACACGCAGCCCGAAGATATCCTGAAAGGAGGGGAAGTGTTTGATGCCGGGTGGGCATTGAACGCCCTCCAAATCATCTCTGCACTTCTTGAAAAAGAGGCCAGCGAACCAAAAGAAGAAGCTGGACAGATTGCAGCGCTGAAGGCTGCTATCACCAATCTCAAGTCATTCATCTCCATGGAAATTGTGGAACCAGGTGAAGATGAAATTCAGCAGGCTGAATCGCCTGGCGATCTCGGAAAGGCTGGGGCGAAATATTCTAAGGCAACCGCAGCTGCGATCAAAGCCATTAGGTCGAAAGCTGCTGAAATTCAGGAATGTCTGAAGGCATTCGACGACATGGATGACGACGATAAGGAAGATTGCAATACCGGTAAGGCCGAAGAATCTGATGATCTTCAAAAAGCTGAATTGATCGAGAAATCCGAAACACTATCGAAGGTCTCCGCTGAACGCGACGAGCTGAAAGCAGAATTGGCCAAGGCCCATGCAAAGCTCGCGGAAAAGCCGTTACGCATCGTCCCGGTAGCGAAAGAGGATGATGGTTCTGAACCAAAGATTGCAAAGTCTGTTCCAACTGACCCCCTCGAGGCCATGCGCATGGTCCATAAATCAGGCGGTCACTCTTATCTAAACCACCTGGGCTAATCCAGGTATCTCAGGGAGGACAACATGTCCAACATCAATGAAACCCTGGACGCCATGAAAGCGGCCCAGGCTAACGGCTCGAGCGATCTGGCCAAGAGCATGACCGTCAGCACGGGCCTGGTCTATTATGACCTGCAGGCTCCCGCGCTCAACCTGTATCCAGTTATTACTCCTCTTCGGAATGAAACTCCTCGCGTTGGTGGTGGCGGCGATACTGCGACCCGCTGGAAGGCGATCACCGCCATCAACAGCACCAATGTCCATCTTGGTGTAGCGGAAGGGTCCCGTGGTGGCACTATCACGACCACGGTTGATTCCAAGACTGCGGCGTATGTTGGCTTTGGCCTTGAGGATTCTGTTAGCTTCGAAGCTGATTATGCCGCACAGAACTTCGACGACCTGAAGGCAAAAAGCGCGCTCGGCCTCCTGCGGTCCATGATGATCGGAGAGGAACTGCATTTGTTTGGTGGTAATGCCAGCTGCAAGCTCGGCACGACTCCAACCCCCACCGTCACCAATGCTGGCACTGGCGGCACTATCGCGTCCGCAACTTACAATGTGGCCTGCGTCGCACTGACTGTGCAGGGTTACCTGCGGTCTAGTCTGGCCAATGGCGTTGTGGGGACGATCAGCAAGACTAACGTGGATGGCACGACCGATAGCATCAAGGGTGGTGCCGCTGCTCAATCTGCTACTGCCAGCACTACCACTACCGGCAGCACTAGCACCATCTCTGCTCATGTCACCGCAGTTGAGGGCGCTGTCGCCTATGCCTGGTATTGTGGCACCGCTGGGAATGAAAAGCTGGAAGCGATTACCAAGATCAATAGTGTCTGCCTGACTGCACTGGTTGGGACTCACCAGGCCCTTGCGTCCGCGCCCAGCACTGACAAATCTTGGGATGCTACGTACGATTATGACGGCCTGCTTTATAGCGCTACCGCCGCAAACGGCGCTACTGTGAAGACGCTGGCGACCGGCACAGATGGCACTGGAACGGCACTTACTGCTGATGGCGCTGGTGGTGTCACTGAAATCAATGAAGTTCTCGCCTCGATGTATGATTCTTACAAGCTTGGCCCCACGGACATGCTCGTTTCTGCCACTGATCTGGTTGCCATCACCAAGCTGGTAGTCGGCAATGGTGGTGCCCCCCTGTTCCGGTTCAATATGGATATGGGCGGCAATGGTCAGGCTAGCATCCAGGCCGGAACCGTGGTTGGTAGCTACCTGAACCCGATCACCCAGGGGCTCATCCGTGTTCGCGTGCATCCCAATGCGGTACAAGGGACAATTCTGATGTATGCCCGCGAAATCCCGTATCCTCTCTCTGGCGTGGGCAATGTGTTCCAGGTCAAGACCCGCCGCGATTACTATCAGATTGAATGGCCGTTGGTGACTCGCGCCTACCAGTATGGCGTCTACCTGGATTCCGTGCTGCAGCACTACGCACCCTTCAGTATGGCTGTCATCAAGAATATCAAGGCTTGATCAAATGGAGGGCGGCGGGCTAGGAGACTGGCCCGCCGATTCTTGAGAGGAATCCATGACCGCAAGCTTGACCAACATCACAGACCTGAAGGCGTATCTTCGATTAAGCGTATCTACAGACGACGCATTGTTGAGTGCAAGCATCCTTTCAGCATCCGCATGGGTGCGTTCGTATCTAAATAGAGATATAACAACGGCAGAATACACCGAACTGAAAGAGGGAAGTGGGACGCAAACGCTGATGCTGGGGCAATATCCAATCACAGCGGTATCATCGGTATCAGTCGATGGGGTATCCCAGGACCTTACCTATATCACAGCAAGAAATGGTTTGCTGATCAGGGCAGATGGGCAGAAATGGCCACGCGGCTACGCAAACGTCTCTGTGACGTACACGGCTGGGTATGTCACGATCCCCTATGACATTGGACAGGCTACACTTGAAATTTGCGCATGGAGATATGAGGAGTCGAAACGGATTGGGCAATCAAGCAAGTCTGCAGGTGGGCATGAAACCGTCTCCTACCAAACAACGGATGTCCCGCCAAATGTCAAAACCCTGCTTAAGAACTGGCGACGGGTGATGTAATGGCAGAGCCCATCAAAATCACAGCGCAGATTATCGGGGTCGAGGCAGTAATAGCCAAGCTCAATCTGCTGGGATTTGGAGCTCAGGAGCGCGTCGAGGCCGAAGTGAAGCGCCTTGGCTTAGAATTGCTCAGAAAGGTGAAAGAAGAAAAGCTTAGTGGACAAGTGTTGAATGTCCGTACCGGGAGCTTGCGAAGGTCAATAAATATGAAATCCGTAGTTGACAGGAACCAGATCACCGCGACAATAGGAACAAATAAGAACTATGCTGCAATCCATGAATTTGGAGGCCAAACAAGAGAGCACGAAATCCTACCCAGGAACGCCAAAGCTCTTCTTTTTGAGGCCAATGGTAGAACTACTGTTGGGGTCAAGACACAGACAGGTAGATATGCCAAATCGAAAGCGAAGCTGATATCTGCGGCAATTGCCGATGGTTCCTTGATTTTCAGTCGCGGCGTGCATCATCCTGGTAGTAAACTCCCAATGCGTTCTTTCCTCCGATCAGCACTCGATGAAATGCGGGGAGAGATACAGCGTCGCTTGCTGGCAGCAGTCATGGGCGGTGCGAAATGAGCTTGGACCGAGAAGCACTTTACACCGCATTATTCTCACGGCTTCAGTGCCTATCTGGTGTGATCACAGCATCCCGCGTCTGGAGACATTGGGACGATGTTGGCCCCGCCGAACAACCAGCATTGTTCCTTTGCCAAGGTAATGAACACGCAACGCAACAGCGCGGGATGCCGCCGGTCTGGACACTGACTCCAACGATATACCTGTATGCTAGGGCGACGGACGGCGACCCTTATGCTACTCCTGGAACCAAAATGAATGCACTAATCAAAGCGGTTGAAGATGCATTAGAAAGAAAATCGACAGATTTGCTCCCATATGGAGGCCCCGAAGAATGGTCTACCACATTGGGGGGGCTCTGCTCACATTGCAGAATCTCTGGTAACATTGAAACTGATGAAGGTCTCCTCGGCCATCAGGCCGTGGCGGTAATACCAATAGAAATCCTTGCATCGTCATAACCCGTTCCGCGCTGCGGACCAACACGAGGAGGCTAATCATGGCTTACGCATTCGGAACCGGCTTGCTGGCGTTGGTTCCCGCCGGATCAAACCCTACTCCCGTCCAGGTCGGCGTCCTGAAGGATGTCAGCCTCGACATGTCATTCACCACGAAGGAACTTCGCGGATCATATCAGTTCGCACTTGATATCGCTCGCGCAGGTGCCAAGATCTCACTTAAGGCCAAGACCGCTACGATCAACGGATCATTGATCTCGCAGCTTATGGCGGGGTCTACTATCACTACCGGATCCACCATTGGCGTTCAGGGAGAGACGGGCACGGTCCCCGCGACTTCCACTTATACCATCACTGTAGCTGGATCAGCCACTTTCGCCACCGACTTCGGTGTCTATGATGTGACTGCTGGGATTTGGATGGCTCGCGGTGCCACGGCGACCGGAGCTGGCGTTTATGCTGAATCCGCAGGCACCTATACTTTTAACAGCGCCGACGCTTCGCATTCGGTCAAAATCTATTATAGCCATACTTCTGCAAGCGTTGGGCAAACGATCGCATACACAAATCAGCTCATGGGGTCAGGTGCTACGTTCCAGGTCCACCTGTTTAACAGTTTCCGATCAAATTCACAAGGTGTGAAGCTTTACGCTGTGACAAGTACCAAGGTGAATCTTGCATTGAAATCTGAAGACTATGTCGAATCCGACATGGATTTTGAAGCATTTGCCGACGCGAATGGTAACGTGATCGATCTTTATACTGTCTAAAAAGGGGCGTTATGGCCATCCTGGAAGGTCAGAAGGTGAATTTGGGTGGGCGCGACTTTGTGGTGCCCCCCCTGAATTTGCGAGCGTTGCGGATCTTGGGACCTCGATTTGCAGAATTATCGCAAAATGCGGTAGCTGGCGTTATCGGTCCAGACCAGATCGATACCATGATCGAAGTGGTACACGCTGCGATGGTGCGCAATTACCCTGAGATCACCAAAGAGGAACTGGAGGATCTGCTCGACATGGGCAATATTGCCAGGGTCTTCCAGGCTGTCGCCGCCCAGTCCGGCATGAAGCAGGCACCTTCGGGGGAAGCGTAGGCCCCCAGGAGCTCATAAACTGGGGGCGGATCTATGCCCACACCTGCACGATAACCGGGTGGACGTGGGCACAGATTGACGACATGACTATGGACCAGATCGATGCAATGTTCACCTATTGGGGTGACCATCCACCATTGCATCTGATGGTCGAATCGTTTTTTGGCATCAAGGGTGATGCCCCGGCATCTTCGGAGCGTGCCCGTATCCCATCAGATACAGATCTGCGGTCACTGGTGAATATGGTCAAAGGATTGTAAACTATATTCGGGGTGTGTGATGGCCGATAACAGTGAAATCCAAGTATCCATCACAGCGTCTGTCGCCGGTCTCGTCTCGGGCATGCGCGAGGCGGCAAACACAGTGCAGGCCTCCGCTCAAACAATGAATACTGCGTTCAGCGGGCTGACTGGCGTGATTGGCAAAATCGGCGGAGCTGTCGCCGCCGTGAGCGCGGTATTGGCCGGTGGCAAGATGTTCGGACATGTGGTTAGCGAAACGGTTGAATGGAACAAAGAGGCGATGGACCTCGCCAGAACTCTTGGGATCACAACAGAACAGGCCAGTATTCTGAATGTCGCGCTTGGCGATATATACACCTCTACCGATACCTATACCCGCGCAGCGATGATGATGACTAGGCAAATCGCGTCTGGCGGAGACGGCCTAAAACGACTCGGGTTATCAGCCAAGGATGCAAATGGCAATTTGAAGCCATCCGGCGAATTGATGCAAGAGGTTATCGAAAAACTGGCAACTATGGGAGAAGGCACTAACCGCAATGCGGCAGGGGTTGCTGTTTTTGGTCGGTCATGGCAGGAAGCGTCAAAACTGGTGAAACTCACCGGGGAGACGATGGAGGAAGCCAAAAAGAAGGCCGAACAACTCGGTCTTGTGGTCTGGCCATCACAAGTTGAACAGACAAAAGCCTATCGGGCCGCAATGAATGATTTTGATGATTCACTTAAGGGGCTATCCCTTACTGTCGGGTCAAAAGTCCTGCCAATTATCACGCAAATGGCGCAAATGTTTGCAGATGAAGGGCCTTCCGCAGTCCAGAAGCTTGGGAATGCCTTCAGTTGGTTTGCTCAGATCCTTGTTGGAGCATGGACGCTGATAAGGAAGGGGACCGAATACCTTGCCAGCTTCTTATCTGATGCGAGTGCATTTGGAACAGCATATGTT